TGAGGTCGAGCAGATGGAAGGCCTCAAGTATCAGGGCAAGGATGTTCTCGGCATCATCGTCAATCCCGCTGACTACAACATCGGCGCAGACAAGGGCGGCGCTGTCTCCCTGTTTGATGACTTCGATATCGACTACAACCAGATGAAGTACCTGATCGAGACCCGCTGCAGCGGTGCTCTGACCAAGCCCTTCTCCGCCATCGTCATCCTGAAGGATGAAAACCTCAGCGATGACGCCGACGCGGAGACCGCAAACCCTTAAATGCTCTCACCGTTGATGTCGACATTGCGGCTGATGAAGATCTGTTCGGAAAGGTTCCGTCCGATCTCCAGAGCGATGTGACGGTGGGAGCTACCAGCATCGGCGGTACGTTGAAGTACATCAGTGACTACTCTTCTGCCGGCTACACTGGCGACGAGCAGAGCGGCAACTTCCTCGTGATTCACTCCGAGGTGCCCAACCTTGAAGGCGTGACCATCAAGGTGAAGGTTATCGGCGGTAATCACGGTGCGTCTACCCTCGATGCAGACGGCCTCTGCATCTGCAGGATCAAGAACACGAACCAGAAGATTCAGGTTATGGCGAGCAAGGACGGCTACGACAGCGTGGCCAAGGTCTTCACGCTCGGCGGCCTGACGCTTCTGAGCGAGTAAAATCAAAATGGAAGTGATTAAGCATGAGTAAGTTCTACGGAAAAATCGGCTACGAAGAGCTGTCTGAAACGAGTCCAAGCGTGTATACGCCGACCATCGTTGAGCGGTGCTTTTCCGGGCAGACTGAGCGCAACTTTACGCGCATCTCGCCTCAGGACAACGGCATAAATGATGACATCAGCCTCTCTAACGAGATCAGTTTCGTAGCTGATCCGTATGCGCTTAATCACTTCCAAACTATTCGCTATGTGAAGATCTTTGGCGCTCGCTGGAAAGTGACCAGCGTTGAGCCCAGATTCCCTCGCTTATACCTTACGATCGGAGGCGTCTACAATGGACCAGAACCCGAGGAAGACGAGACGGCTGCTCCTTGATGAAGAGCTCAGAGCGATCCTGAGAGAAGCGCTGCAGCAGGAAGCCGGAAAAGAGAACATCTATTTCCAGCCCCCGGCATCTGTAAAGATGAAGTACGACTGCATCCGATACTCCGAAAACACCATGAATGTCCGCCGAGCAGACAACAAGCCCTACCTGACCCAATCCGAGTATAATGTGATCGTTATTACCCGTGATCCGGACAGTCCTATTCCAAGGATGCTGTTGGAGCGTTTCCAATCCTGCAGACCGGGGCGTCAGTATACGGCGGACAATCTTTACCACCACCCCTTCACCATCACATACTGAGAAAGGAAGACAACATTATGCCTACTACCGGTAGAATTGTCTGGGATGAAGTCGAAAAACGATTTTATGAAACCGGCTGTGACCACGGTGTCCTTTACCGTCAGGTTAATGGCGCATATCCGAAAGCGGTTCCCTGGAATGGCCTGACTGCCGTAACTGAGCAGCCTGAAGGCGCGGAGCCTACGGATATTTACGCCGATAACATCAAGTATCTGTCTATTCGCTCCGCCGAGAACTACAAGGCAACCATCGAGGCCCTGTATTCTCCCGAGGAATTCGATGAGTGCGACGGCAGTGCCTCCCCCATTGCCGGCGTGAAGATCAGCCAGCAGCCCCGCAAGCCGTTTGGCTTCAGCTGGCGCACGATCAAGGGCAACGCGACCGAGTTCAATGATCATGGATACATTATCCACGTCATTTATGGCGCGACCGTTGACCCGACCGAGAAGGCCTATCAGACTGTCAACGATAGTCCTGATGTCATGAATCTGAGCTGGAGCATCGACACGATTCCCGTGAATGTCACCGGCTTCAAGCCCACTGCGCATATGGAGTTTGACTGCTCTATCATGACCGATGCGCAGGTTAAAGTCCTGGAGAATACGCTCTACGGTACCGACGCCAATGCCGGCCATGGCAATGTCGGCGACGATGATTATGTCGCGCCCACTGAAGCCTCTGACGGCCATCTGCCGCTGCCCGATGAGCTGATTGCTCTGATCCAGACCGCAGCATAAACACATAAAAACAAGGGCTGTCTGCAAAAATGGCAGCCCTTTTATTTTTCAAAAAGGAGAGAAAAACAATGATAGTTAAAACTGTGAAGTACAAGGGTTTCGATGGCGATGACATCGAGGAAAAGGTGTATCTGCACCTGACGAAGGCCGAGTTCCTGAAGATGGATCTCAAGTATTCTGACTATGGTGGACTCATCAACTACATGCGCAAACTTCTAACTGATGTGAAGGACGGCGACATGTACATGAAGCCGCTGGTGACGGTGCTTGAGACGCTGATCCTCGCCGCCTATGGCCAGAAGACGGATGACGGCCGCTTTGTGAAGAAGAAAAACGGTGCATCTCTGGCGGATGACTTCGAAACAAGCGAAGCCTATTCTCAGCTCCTGCTCAGCCTTCTGAGCGAGGAAGGACTGAAAGATATCGAACCGCTCATTCTGGGCATTCTGCCTGTTGGCGATATCGACATGAGCGAGTTCAACGCAAAGAGAGCACAGATGCAGGACGCGCTTGGCGTAAAGTAAGCCATGTCGCTGCAGCTTGAGATACCGGCGAGAGAACTGTTCGACGAAGCAGAGTCCCGGTTTCTCTATACGCCGCGAACAATCCTAACGCTTGAGCATTCTTTACTGAGTGTTTCGCGCTGGGAATCAAAATGGAAAAAACCTTATCTCCGACAGCAGGTGCTTACGGCGGAAGCAAACGCTAAAACACCTGCCGAAGAGATGGACTATATACGCTGCATGACGATTGGCAGCAAAGAAGTTGACCCGAACATCTATCGAGTCCTTACCAACGAGGAGCGCCAGAAAATTGCGGACTACATCAGTGATCCGATGACGGCCACAACTGTCGCTCACCCTGTCGGAAAGCCGCCAAGCAGAGAAATCGTCACCAGCGAACTGATCTACTACTGGATGGCAGCCTTGCAGATTCCTTTTCGGCCATGTGAGACCTGGCATCTGAATAGACTTTTAAAGCTGATCGAGGTTGGAGCCGCCAAGAATGAGCAGCCGAAGAAGATGAATCCGGCCGACCATATGGCGAGGACAAGATCGATCAATCATGCAAGAAGAGCGGCACACAGGAGGCGTTAATCATGGTTCGAATAAAAGTCAAAGGCAGTTTTCGTAAGACGAAAAAAATGCTTGAGCAAGCCGAAGCCTGCGACTTTAGGCGAATTCTTGAGAAATACGCTATAGAGGGTGTTGCAGCTCTTACTCTTGCCACCCCACAGGATACCGGTGAAACCGCTGCCGATTGGGGTTACGAAATCGAGTACGGGAAAGGAAAAGCCCGTATTCACTGGACCAACAAAAATATGAAAGATGGCGTCCCGATTGCGATTCTGATTCAATACGGGCACGCTACCAAAAACGGTGGCTGGGTGGAAGGACGGGACTTCATCAACCCCGCCATCCAACCAATTATGGATAAAATCGCCGAGAATGCATGGAGGGAGGTTGTCAGAGTATGAATGCTGAAATCGAGCAACGGATCGTAGAAATGCGCTTTGACAACGAGCAGTTCGAGAAAGGCGCAAAGCAGACACTTGGCACTCTGGAAAAGCTCGATAAGATCCTTGATATTCTCGGTGAAGGCGGAATGGATCATCTTAGTTCTGCCCTGTCCACCATGGAGTATCGATTCTCAAGACTTGGTATTGCCGGATCAGCTGCGATTCAGAACATCACTGGAAAAGTAATGAATCTGGCCTCAAATCTGCTTACGGCGATCCCAGATCAGATTGTTCAAGGCGGCACACAGAGAGCTCTCAATATTGAGAACGCCAAATTCCAGCTCAAGGGCCTCGGCATCGCGTGGGAAGAAGTCGCCGATGATATTGACCATGCTGTTATGGGCACTGCCTACGGTGTTGACGAGGCGGCAAAGGCCGCAGCTATTCTTGGTGCATCGAATGTGCAGTACAAAAACATGGCTGGCGAGATCTCTGACATGGGTCACGTGTTGAGATCCATCTCGGGTATCGCAGCTATGACAAATAGCTCCTATGATGACATTGCAAACGTCATGGGTGATATTTTCGCCATGGGCCGCGTCACGAATGGCGAGCTGCAGCGCTTTGAACTTAGAGGTTTAAACGTTGTAGCAAAACTTGCCGAGATGTCCCAGAATGGTACACTCAAGAAGGTCGGTTCGGATGCTAAGTACACAGAGACAGAACTCCGTGAGCTGATCCAGAAAGGCGGAATGGATGCACTGGCTTTTGCCAAAGCTATGGACGCAGCCTTTGGCGAGCATGCAACTGCCGCAAATGAGACCTACACCGGCTCTCTGAGAAACATGAAAGCGGCTCTCAGCAGAATAGGCGCTGACTTCGTAACGCCATTTCATGAAGGTGAAAGAAAAGTTATGCTTTCACTCAGGGGCGCATTTGACCGTATCAGAAAGATCACGAAACCTTTTGCAGAAGGAACATTCACCAAAACAGTCGAATTTCTTTCTGAAAAAGCCGTTAAGTTGATCGATGGTATCGAATTCAAAGGACTTAAAGATCTCTTTGACATTCTGAATAAATTTAACCCCGATTCTCTTACGAAGTTATTCAAAGGCGCTAAAGATAGTTCTTCCCTGGACAAAGTCCAAAAGAAACTCCGCGGCATCATGAATGTCCTGGTAAGAATTACCGGTATTCTTCGAGATTTCGGCTTTAGCATGATTGGCAAGTCTGCACGAGGTATCGCTGATATTCTCGGAACCAATTTGCTTCGTGCACTTAATCGAGTTTATAGTGCAGCTATGCGCTTCGAAGATTCTCGATTCAGAAGATTTTTGTTTAACGAAATCGGACCGAGACTGGAAAGAATCGGGGCCATTTTGCGGTCCCTTGGTGCAACAGGCAGAGCCGTAGGGGAAGTGATATTTGCTGTTTTTACTCGAATATTCTCTTCTCTTCGAGACTCTGGCGCATTCAGCGCTTTTGGTAAAGGCTTTGATTCACTGTCTGACTTTATCATCAAAGCCAGCGATTCTCTTCGTGGCTGGCTTGAAAAACTGCGTGATTTTATCAAAGATGGTCCCTCTGCGGAAAGTTCTCTCGGTAAACTCAGCAATGGCTTTGAACTTATCGGAGGATTTGTCGGTGGAGCAGTCAATGCAATCAGCACGTTCCTCAAGTATCTTCTTGGTATTAAAGAGGGCGAAACAGTCTTTACAAAGTTTGGCAGTGCTGCAAGATCTGTAGGCGGTCTGATACGATCAGTTTTCGGCAATATGCGGGATGCTATTCGCGGCGTATTTGGCGAAGGCGGTGTCGGAAAAGACGCTATCAAGATCGCATCTGCGCTGTATACGGTTCTTCTCGGCTATAGACAGTGGGAGAGTAAGGAATTTGCTTTTGGTCGTCTTGGCCGATCTATTACTTTCCTGAAAGATCTTCTGTCGAAAGTTTATACCGATATTCGAGCGCTCAACCCTCTTCAGTGGGCTGATGATATTGAGACACTGCTTAGAAAGACTGGCGGAGCACTGAGGGCTTTCTCAGATAATCTGAATGCAAAAAGCTTAATCACTATCGGCGGAGCAGTCATGGCCCTGGCATTTGGTCTTTCTCTTCTGGCCGCTGTATCCGAAAGCGGTAATATAGAGAGTGCATTCACCTCCTTGGTCGGTTTAATGGGTATTCTTATTGTATCCTTGGCAGCGATAAAAGCTGTAACCAGTCAAGGCTTATTTAAAGATATTGCAAAAGGCTGGAAAGGCCTGATTGATGTCTTTAAGAACGGTATCGCCAAATACTTCGATGCAATTGCTTTGAAAGAGACGGCGACAGCTTTGCTTATATTCTCTGCTGCGGTAGGTGTACTGGCACTGGCCGTCGTAGGGCTAGGCTTTGCATTCAAGCATCTGCCCCTTGGTGATATTATTCTGGCGGTTGTTACTGTCGGGGCGCTGACAGCACTTCTCACGGGCATGCTTGTCTGGATCACCAAAGCGACAAAAGAAGTCGGCATGTTCGATTCGTCTAAATTCATGATGATAGCAGCCGCCTTCATAGGTATGGCTCTGGCTGTCGATTTGCTTGCTTTGGCAGTAGCCGGTATCACGGCTGTATTCAATGGCGCTAAAGTTGGAGCCGCAATTGGTGCTGTCGTTACCATTATAGCTTTGCTTGGCGCTCTTGTTGGGGCCATGGCATTGCTTAACCTGTGGACAAAGGAAATTGGTGGAGCCAAGCTTATGATGATCGGCGTCGCCATGATTGCCATGGCCATGGCTGTCGATTTGCTTGCTTTAGCAGTTGTAGGCCTTGCTTATGCTTTTCAGGGTCTTAAAAGTGCAGGGTATGCCGTTGGCGCAGTTGTGGCGATTGGCGCGATGTTGATCGCTATGGCTGGAACTTTGGCGTTCCTATCGTCTATGCTTGAGAAAGTCCCCATTATAAAAATCCTCGCAGTGAGTGCAGCACTTGTTCTGATGTCAGGTGCGATCTTCGTTGTTGCTGCGGCAGCACTTGGTTTTGCAGCCGCCATGCAGATGAGTGAAAAATGGTGGCATGTGTTAGTTACAATGGTCGGAATCCTTGCGGCAATGGGTGTTGCTCTCGGTGTCCTGTCCCTACTTGGTCCAAAGATCCTGATAGCGGCAGGAGCAATTCTGGCTGTCGGCTTCGCAATCAAAATAGCTTGTGAAGGATTTCTATCACTGTCGGAAGCCATGGTTGTACTGGCCGGAGCTTTGAATATGTTGCCAGCTGATGGTTCACTTGAGACAATCGGTAAAGGTCTTAAATCAGTTGCTGGCGGCCTAGCTGCTTTGGCAGGATCAAGATTCCTGATGCTGTTTAGCAAGAAAGATGCTTTTGACGGTCTCATTCCTCTATCAACAGCTCTTGTAGCACTCAGTGATGTAGACATCCCATATCTTGCAAATAAGCAGACTGGTTTGCCGGCACTTGCTGACGCGCTAAAGAGTTTCGGCTCTTGGTTCTTCGGAATTGGAAGTGTCGGTAACAGATTGGCTATGGGTAATGAAGGACTTCTTACAGCTGGACCCGCGCTCTCAAGCCTTGGAGTTGGCTTACAGGCATTGGCCCCTGGCATGAAAGCTATTAATGAAGTCGGTAATCCTGAAGACATTGCCAATATGCTGCTTACCCTTGCGAATGCCATTGTAAGTCTCGGAGCTGACTCTACTTTTGGAAATCGTGACTATCTACCGCAGCTGGCTGAGAATCTCACAAAGATTGCAGGTGCTGTTGGCAGTTTGTCAAGTGACCAAGTGGAAGCTATTCGAAACCTTGGTTCAGCATTAAGCACCGCATTCACCGATAATTCAGGAGCTTCTGTGACGGCTTTGCAAACTGAACTGAATATGCTTCAAAGCACGCTCGAACAAGGCGCTGAGCAGTTCATCACCGTTGCGAGACGTTTTCCAATGCATATCCAATCCGGCATTGAAGACAACACACCGATTGCCAAGAATGCCATGAAGAAGCTTATCTGGGAGATGTGCGAAGCTGCTAATTCTGATGAAGTTAAGAATAACCTCAGAATTATCGGCGGCAATATTGCTATCGGCATTGCCAATGGCATCTCCAGCAGAACAGCTGAAGCGGCGAACGCAATGCGAAATCTTGCAGGTGCTTTGCAGAAATCCTTCACGGTCTCTTTGCAGATCCATTCTCCGTCGAGACTCTTTGAGCATCTTGCCGAGTATGTGCCTCAGGGAGTTGCCCGCGGAATTCAAAATGGAACTCCAGAGATCACAGCAGCAATGGCTGAAAGCATGACCGGAGCCATGGATGTACTTGACCAGTATGCCAGACAGACCGGATCGATGACTCCCAGTATTAGCCCGGTTATGAATATGGCTGATATGAGGCGGGATTTCAGTTATATGGATCAGATGTTCCAGAGAAGTGGAATCGGAAGTTTCTCCGGCTTCAGTGGTCTTACTGTCAATGGCGATGCAATTAGCTATAACAT